TCAAGGATTGTATCTTTCACTTCTATTTGATCTACATCGTTTTTTTGTTTGACTATCTATCGAAGTAACGACTGGTTTTTCATCAGTTTTTAAAAGAGTAGTATGAAGTAAAAGAGTTCCCGAAACTACAATTAGAATTAATAAAGTCTTTTTTATCGTCACCATAATATTCCTCTTCTCTCTTATACTCCACTTCAGAATAACGGATATAGCTTAAGTGAAACTAAAACAAAAGGTTGGATCTTACTAGACGAACTCAAAAAACTTTTTTAATTCTTAAAATAAAGCGGACTGAGTCAATTTTAATACTATTTTTTTATAAGAAAGGTTGAACCAACTCGTTTAACTCTTATTATTGTAGGTTTTTTAGACAACCAAATCTCAATATCCTTATATACCAACTTTATTTTGTGTAAAAAAGATATAGTCCCTTGAGCTTCAAAACAAAAAACCGTCAGAGCTCTAGAGCCCCAACGGTCTTTTCACTGCAATTATTTCACAGCATCTTTTAAATTAACCAACTCGAAGCGTTCCGCTTTGGTATGGAAGCGGATAAAAACAGGACTAATTGAGCGATATATAATAGTAGGTAGTCCACATAAATCTGGACTATTTCGGACATATTGCCCCTTTATTGCCCCCTAACTTTATATTCTGTTCGCTTTACAAAACAAACGTATGTTCGTATAATAAAAGCATCAAAAACTTGGAAGTGATTTTATGCGTATCCCACCACCTTATCAAGATCGCAAATTATTAAAGTGGAATGGTTTCTTTTTATCTGAACATACTAAACAGCTATCCGAAGAAAAAACAGAAGCAAATTTTATTGTTCCGGAAAAAGAGCTAATGACGTCCGATGAAATAGATCGCACACTATATGAAGCTCGATTAAAAGATCGCAGTATTGCAATTCAAAAAGAAGAAATGAACGAAGAAGGACAATATCAGAGAGATATTGTTGGAAAAGTGCAAGGATATGACGAATTGGGAATATACATTGATGATCAGAAAATTGATTACGATGAAATCCGCAACGTAGAATTCGTGAGTGTCGCTAAGTGGTCTGCATTGGAGGAATGATGATGATTCATTTAAACGGAACTGTTAAACATGTTAAGATTTTGAAGTCTAATGAGCGTCCCCTAGTATTTTTCAAATTAGATGATACAAATTGTCTCATTGCTTCTCATTCGCTAAACTTTTTAGCTGACGCAGCAGAAGGAACTAAGATAGCCGTCGCTGGTGAATATAATAGTAGAAAACAATTCATTGTGAAGAAATATGCAGTGGTAGGCATGACGAAGATTATGATGGAGTTTGAAATGATGAGAATATAAATACCCACTCTCTAGTAGGATAAAGAGTGGGCAAAAGAAAGCGAGAGTGGACTACTCTCTAATTAGTAGTTTATCATTTTTAGGTTTCAACGCAATAAAAAAACAGGCACCTATCGCCAGGGTGCCTGCCCTCCCTAAAAGGGAGTAGAAATGGATAGTTTCTGAATGTCAGTTTAGCATAAAACGGTTTCAGCAACAAGAATTATACTATTTTAACACAAAAAGAGCTCCCGATTACTCGAATGCTCCTTGCAGAAAATAAAGATTTTCTTGGATTGGTTTTATTATACAATGTAACGCTTACATGTGCAATAGAAAAGATCTTAGCGTAGGTAGGCTAAGATCTTTTTTAATTTATTTATGTTGGTCGACTAATTGTTGGGACTTGTTCGCTATGTCTTTTACATCTTGGTTAGCTTTGTTTAATTTATCAATATACGCTTTTAAATCAGAATTTTCTTTAGTTGCATTTGCTAACTGCTGTTTAGTAGAATCGAGCTCTGCTTGTAAAGAATTCTTTTCACTGTTTAATGTGTTGATTTGGTTATTTAGTGAATTAATGGTATTTCGCAGATCATTCGCTTGATTTAATGCTTCTTGCAGTTTAGAATTCCATTCTTGATTTTTCTGATTGATCTCTTGATTTTTTTGATCAATTTCTTTCAATTTGTCCGCAATTTCTTGCTGTTTAGATTGTAACTCTCCATTTTTACTATTTAATTGAGATTCTAAACTAGTTTTTTCTCCAGCTAGTTGATTATTTTCATTTTTTAAATTCTCTAACTGTTGCCGATAACCGTCAATATCTTTTTGAAACTGATTTAATTGGTTCTGTGTACTAGTTGATTCATTGGATAATTGTGCGATTTTCTGTTCCTTGACTGATAGTGAGTTACTCAACTTGTCTAAGTTACTATTGATGGTAGAAATATTATCTTCCCCACCCCATTTTAAAATGCTATCTGCATAATTTTTACCAGCTAAACCAAAAAATGTTAGTACAACGATGAGTGTTCCGATTACATATTTTTTCTTTTTCATTATTCCATTTTCTCCTTACATATATAAAAGCGACATAGCAACTCTTATATAATAGAGTTTTATCTATTATTTTTCAATATCGTTGTTTATTTATAATTAAATTTTAATGTATACTTACATATTATAAAAAAGTTGTGTTTAAAAAATCAGTAACCGATACCATAAAAAATACTATGCAAGTGTGAGCACGTGACCAAAAAAGACCTTAGCTTTCGCTAGGGTCTTTAAATTCTATATCAATGAAGTAGACAACTTTGAGGCGACTACCACACAGGCAGCTTACTGATTATATATTATTCGCATAATATAATTTCGCGCTATTCAAAGAATTACAATCTAACTTCAAATAAATCATAGCATAGAAATAAACTACAAGCAATAAAAACGCAAAAATTATTTGCAAATATCGATGTTACAATATTTTCGAGGGAAATAATGCGGGCAGCCTATATTACAAATTTCAAGCAATCTTCTGTTTCTTACATCAGTGTTGCTTCCTTGAGCGTGATTCCTTGCTATCCTAAATACTGTATTAGCAAATAAATCTACAACTTGAATTAAATCCTTTGATTTAGAATCTTTGTAAGTTGTTTTTAGTTCACTGACTGTTGAGGTTTCAATCATAAATTTTATTCGTAAATAATCTTCTAAACTATTTAATGATTCAATAGATGTATTTCTATCATCTAACATGACATTTAAAATATTTTTTGACGAACTGGTAGAAATTCTATGAATATTGGCTAGTGTCAGATAGGTAAAATAGTTAAAAGCTAATGCTGTGTTTGATCTCAAGTTGTCAATAATATTAAAATTATCAATTATTTTAAAATGAAACTTAACATCAGTTTTTTCAGCTAAACTTTCGAAAATAGATTTTTTCATCCCATAAGGCATTTCTGATCCTTTTATTTCATCTTTTATATCAAAATCAATGTTGTTATTCCTAATGTACTTTGCTTTAGCTTTTCTAAATTGGCGAATAACATTATATGGTTCGTCTGTTTCCAGAAATGCTATCACAAAAAAACGCGTACCTAGCGATTTACTCTTGGTTATACATCCAGACTCATCTGCAAAAATCCTCATCTTTATCTCCTAAAACTGCTTTTGAAATTATTTTACATCCCTCTTTATAATTTTTCAATGTAATTATAGTAAAACCAAATATAAAACAAATACACTTGAAAATTTAATCGCAGAACGTAAAAAAGCCCTCCTACTCAGCGAGTAAGAGGGTCTTTGATTACTTAAATGTTCCCCACGCAGCCTTTCCGACAGGTCGAACTGGAATATAACGTTTGTCCTTTGTGTAAATCCATGTGTAACCTTCTGAGACCTTCCAGCCAAGGTACGCCACTTTTTCATGCGCTTTTAGTGCTTTGCCTGTTGTTCCTTTCAGAGATGGTTTATTCGTTCGTGTCGTGATTTGGGTGTCACCATTGACAAATGTTGCAACCTCCTTCGTAAAACCTGCAGGCAATTTAACAGTAGCCGCCCCGCCGGTCACTCGTTTCACCAATTGCAAATCATTCGGATGAGCCCAGCCCCAATCTTCGACTAAGTATTTTTTGCTGTTGCCAGCAATCCGCTTGATACGCCCTTGCTTACCACGCTTAGTGGTTGAGCGGCCAGCGCCAGTAGAATCGCGATATAGTGCATCATAAACTTTGACAGTATCTCCAACCTTACCATCATTAAGTGGTTTAGGATTCTTAGCCAAGCCAGAACCTGTTGAGGAACTTCCACTTGAACTGCCTAATCCGTTCTCAACATCTTTCTTAAATTGCGCACGACTAATTCCCCACTTAGCTAAATACGGATATGGGTCAACGTGATCGCTACCATTATTAGGTTGATGTTTTGTGCAATAATCATGACTCAAAATGCCCACGTTCCCCGCATCAACTTTTAACGGAATATTTGCTTCTTTTGCTAATTGTCGAAGTAGTTCTACATATAGATTGTAGTCTTTTGTGAATTCTGCTTTTGTTTTGTGACTCTCAATCAACTCCACTTGCGCATATCCCCAAGCATTCCAACCACCACCGACATCATAAGCACCACGATTAACTGACGCAGTTTGAATAATACGACCATTCCCGACTACGTGACTAAAAAATCCACTTTCAATTGGGCGTCTCATGTGATAGTCTGCTTCATTTTGAGCTGTCGAGCTAGGATTACCAGTTGAATGAGCATGAACTTGTCCATACGGTTTAATTCCAACCTGTGGAAGTCCTTGGCGAATTTGTTTTTCAATTTTTAACGCCATCTTATTTTCCCTCCTTATTATATTGGTAACTAGACACTCCAAGAATCATTCCTAAAAAGGCCGTAAAAGCAGTCCAAATAGTCAGCACATCTTCTGTGAAGGGCCAATTTAACGTTTTTCCAATCACTGCAAATAACGTTCCTAAGCCGGGCATAACTAGTCCAACAGCCCATTTAATTACTGCATATTGTTCATCAGTTAGTTTAAATTTTGGCATTCTTATTTCTCTCCTTTATTAAAAAGCGTTTTAATTTGTGCGCTGTGTTCTACTAATTTTTCACTGTGATTATCTAACCTTCTATCATGAGCTTTTAGTTCATCGTGGATAGATTGCCGATCACTTTTAGACGATTCTAAATCCTTATTAATCAAATCCAAGTTATGACTAATCTTTGTTAAATTCTCTGTAATTTTTGTAAAGCTACTCATTACCGGTCTGATTACTAAAAGAATTAGAGCTAAAATGGAAGAAATCCATCCCGCCCACGTTGCTAATTCACCTACATTTACCATTTACATTCCCTCTTTGCTTCAAAATAAAAAGACTAGCAGCAATTAAGCTGCGTAGTCTTTTCCAGTAATTTATTACAAAATAATAACTTTACGTAACGCCCACTGATTTTTATCATAATTAGCATTCATGTTATTCGCATCGCCACTCACTCGATTTTCAAACACTTTAAAAATCTTATTTGTAGTTTTTGAAGAGTCAGGCATAGCAGCGTAATATGTTTTACCGTTGTACATTGAAATCATTTCTTTAGGTATAAACGTAGGAGAATACCCATAGTCCATAGGCCCTGTTCCCGGTGTATATCTACTCCAAACAAGTAAAAGTCCACGATTCATTTTATTAATATCAAACGAATATGAATGTGTGTCCAAAAAATACGTAGCACCATCGAAAACTAATACACCACCATTTACATCTGAATAAGAATATATATCTTTTGTGACTGATACTGTTGTACCGTTTGCAACATATTTAGCTAATGGGAATGTATATACTTGCCCATCACCAAACAAGTCTTGTTGAGTAAGCTCTGAAACTAATTCAAGTCGAACTTGATTGTTAATAACTTCATAATCAGGATTGCCTGGAGTACCCGTTGCTTTATTTACTTCTGTTAAATCAATAGTCAGACAAACAAAACCTTCTGTATTTGCCATCGCTGTCAAAGCTTCACGTTCGGTAACTTCGATATGTCTCCCACAAACAATAGCACTTCCAGTATCGATATAGATATTTAAACCTGAAGAAGTAACATTCATTTGATTACGATATTTTTTGACAACGTAGTTTCGTTTTAAGTTTAGTGCATTGTAAAGACCCGAATCTGCTTCAGGCGTTACCTTCATTTTGTCGAATTGATATCCTTGTATCGTCATTTTCCACTCTCCTATTCCAAAACTTCTGATAATCGACTTCTAATATGCCCAAACTTTAAGCCCACAAATTCACTGTTGCTAGTGATCTGATAGCCAGTTAGAACCGATTGAAACAGTTTTTCATTGTAGTAAATATTGGCCAAAGTCCCGATTCGCAAATTCTCGAAACTAATAATTTCCGAATTGTCTTTGATATCAAAACTAATTTCATGGCTATAGTAATTCCCTTTTAGCTCACTATTTGCCACATCACTGTAGCTCGGTGCGTCTGTTGCGGTAGTGTCATAGATATACACCTTCGTTTTTGTTGGTTTAAAAATAGATGCATCATTGGCATTTTGAGTGACTTCATTTTGCGTCGTCAAATAGTAAGTTGCGAGAATGTTCGGACCTTCCGAGTTGTTCGTATTTTTATTGACGATCAAAAGCATATTTTCGGTATTTTTACCGACTTCTGTTGTGGACACTTCCCAATTTACAAAGTCATATACGTTATTTTTAAGTTGGATAGTATCAGTGACATTTTCAAGATATGTTTTAATACGTCCATTCTCAAATCTATCAAATTCCCAAATGATGTTGTACTTTTTAAAAGCATTGATGGCATATTTGACGAGGCTTGTCGGCGTCGGCGGTTCAGATGGTTGATAGATATGGCTTGTATTCGTGCGGATCTCTACATCTAAAATACCGATTGTTTTCGTAGTATCTTGCAGCAGATAGCGATTGATCAGATTGTAGAAATGCGATTCGAAGCTATTCCCACTGATTCGTGTTGCTGGAAATTCAAAATTGACGAGGTTGTAAATATCTGTTGCCACGATTTTGCTGTCCTCATAGCTATCAATCACACCAAAAAAGACGTTCTTATCTCCGCCTGAAAACTTTGCAAAGATAAAATCGCCTTTTTCAAATTGGACTGTACTAGCCAATGTAAATTCACTTTTTTCTTGAGTGATATAATCCCGATTGATATCGTATTTTTCAACGATCGTCGGCTCTTGTGTGATTTCGCCTTTTCGGTTGATAAACCAAACATTTAGCTGTTTCATCAAACTGTCACCCACTCCTCTCTATACCTAAACTCGACTTTATCTACATTATGAAAAATCAAACGTGACTGCCCTTCCGGAATCGTGACGAAGTTGCTACGCGCGAGATCCTGTTGCTGATAGACATTTGACACTGTGCCATCTGGTGATATCAGACGCGCTCGCTGTTCGTTAGCCACACTTGAAACTACCAACCGATAGCCTTCCGCAATCGTCAGATTAAAGCCATCTGACTGATCCACGGTTGATCCCAGCAAGACTTCCCAATAGGGATTCGTGCACGGTCCGTATATCGTAATCTCAATCGGCGAACCCACACTGGCACCAATGTAGACTGATTCGTTTTTGAGCGTAAACACACCATTTTTTCCGTTGTAATCAGATTCATAAACGTAAGGATAGACATAGTAATGCTCGCTTTCGCCATTATCAAGATAGATTTTTCCATCGCCAGCTGTGTCAGGTGTTGGCTCGTACTCATTCGGAACCCACCTGTAAAACGGCGTTGTAAAATCCAAAACAAAGCTTTCCTGCAAGACAAAATACTCGTTTAGCTCTGATTTAGTGATTTCACTCAGAATACAGTCACGATAGAAAGCACCCGCAGTCGTTTCGTAATACAAACGGTATGGCGGTTTATTTAAAAACTTAATAAATTCGTTGTACCGCAGATAAGGATCCCCGCCGTCTGCGCCAAACAGGACTTGCAAGCCGAATTGATTGCCGTTCAAGGCTTTTCCGCCTGATAAAAAGTTGGCATTTGATCCATACAAGTCATTGTCAAAAGAAACACCTAGACCCTCCGGACTGATTCCGAAAAAGTCTAGGTTGTTTAGGAAGTCGATCATGTCGTTTTTTGAGTTATAAAGCCGAATTTGACGTATCACGATTGAATCCTCCTAACGATTATTTTTTCTACTTCATTTGCGATTTCTTTCGCGCCACTACCTTTTGTATTAACAGTGATACTCAAATTCGTTCCGGCACTGGCTGGGCTTGCAGCTACCAAAGCCATTTGCGGCGCTGCCATCATAATTGATTGACCTTTTGAATTGACAACTTTCCCGCTAAAGCTGAAGCTGCCTTGATTTTTCAGCGCGTTCCATTTGTCCGCAACCCAAGACTTCGCCGAATTAAACGCAGAAGATATTTTGTCATAAATCGCATCGCCGAGACCCGTAATCCCCGAAACGATTCCATTCACGATTGAACGACCAACGCTTCCCCAATCGACATTTTTTGCTTTTGATACTGCCGTATCAAATGCACCGCGCAGCGCATTCCAAATCGCTCCGCCAATGGTACTTATTGCTTGGCCAATCATCCGAATGATCTTCGAACCAATACTTGCCCAATCAATCGATCCGGTAGAGTTGTTTTTGGCAGTAGTGAAAATAGATTTTAGTACGTTCCAAACCATCCCACCGATTGCACTAATCGCATTGATAATCAGTTTTATCAGTGTTGATCCGACATTATACCAGTCGATTGATTTAATAAGATTCATTGCTGTTTTAAACAGTGTTTGGACTGTATTCCACAGAAACGATCCAAGAGCTTTTAAGCCGGTTGTGATCGTCCTCAACACCCATGAGCCCACAGCGCCCCAGTCGATTGTTTTAATGAAGTTAATCGCTGTATTAAACAACACTTTAAAAGCGTCCCACAGGAAGGAACCTAAAGTTTTCAAACCGGCAACAACCTTAGTAATCGCGGTTTTAGCTAAACTCCCCCAGTCGATGCCCGATATATATGAAAACACTCTGTCTTTAAAACCGACGATAGCTTGAACGATCTGATCAAACCCTTTTTTGACCTGTTCGCTGTTTCCAGAAAATGCACCAGCGATGATATTTGACAGACCCTCAAAAATTTTCGTGATACTTTCTACTGCCGATCCGATAACAACTGCGGCAACACCGACGATTTCTTGGAATAACAGCCACGCTGGCTCAATATACGCCCAAACTTTTTGCCAAGCCGCTTGGATTCCCGCGAACCCTTTTCCGCCTGTGATATTATTGATCGCATTCATGACATTTTCTTTGATGTTGTTCCAAATATCCGTCATTGCTTTCCGAAAGCCTTCCGACCGATCCCATAGCTGTTTGAGCGCAACAACGACTGCCACGATTGCAGCAACGATACCAAGGATCACACCACCTGAAATTCCGCCAAACGCTTTAGCGATCAAACCGGCAAACTTGGTATCTTTCAAGAATAGCATTGCTTTGGACATAGCTCCCAATGCACCTTGCACCACGCCGAGTATCTTGGCGACACCCAAGAGCGTTGGCGCGACTGCCGCTAGTACAACCATGCCTTTCACAACTTTTTCAAGCTCTTCCGGACTGAGTTTACGGAGTTTTTCAGTAAACGTATTTAATTTCTTCAAGAATGGTTCCAACGCAGGCATTAAGACGTTTCCGATATTCTTTGCTATTTCGAGGATCTGTTCTTTAAACAGTCGAAGTTGTCCGTTAAAGGAATCCTGTTCACGTTTGGCTGCTCCTAGTGCGCCTTGCTCTCCCATCTTTTCCATCACATAGTTGTATCTTAAAGCTACCTTTTCTGCTTCGCTCATTTCTTTGGTACTCTTACCGTATCCTTTTGAAAGAGCGTACTGGTCAAGAACGTTTTGAGTCATCACTATTGACATTTCTTTAAGGCTTTCTGATTCTCCGGTATAAATACCTTTAAGAGCAGTTTGAGCTCTTTCTGTACTAACATCATTAAATGCAGACATGTCAGCAGTCATTGAGGTTATTTGCTTAGCAAATTCTGCATTGTCTTTTTTTGCTACCCCCAAGCCTGCTCCCATGCCACCATATGTGTTCATTAGTGTTCTTGCTGTATTTTCGGACATATTGATATTATCAATTGATGCCTCTGCGAATTTATCCATCTCGCCAGCATTGTCTTTAAATACGGCTTTCGTTTTTGAGACTTGCTCTTGCAGATCACCAGCCGCTTTTGCCCCAGCGATCAAACCTCCAGCTGCCGCTGCAGAAAAGGGAGCAGCGGCATTTCCGGCTTTTTCGAAACCATCTTTCACTTTGCCGACTTTAGCCGCGGCTTTATCCAACTTGTCAGACATGACATCTAACTGCCGATTGACGTATTCAATATTGCCCGGTGTTAGTGCCTTTAGTTTGCTCTGCGTGTTATCAATTGCACGTTGGACCACTTGCATCTGCGCTTCTGTTTTCTGTATCTCCGATTCAAGTTTCTGCCATTCCGCTGTGCCGATTTTCTCATCGCCAAGCGCTGCCTGTTCTTTACGGAGTTCTTCGACTTTCTTACGCCCAAGATCCATTTGCTGTTGGAAATTCTGCATTTTCCGATTGATCAAGTCCACATTATTCGGATCTAGCTTGAGTTGCTGATTGATCGATTGGAGGTCTTTTTTAAGCAGGGAAAGAGCCGAATTGATGCCTTTTACCGAGTTGTCAAACTCTACTGTGTTTGCTCCAAATTTTACTGTCAAACCGACAAATTCTTGTGCCACTTTTCCCCCTCCTATCCAGGCACCATCGCTGAAATGATTTGCGAGTTAGACGCTTTCTCCTGTTTCGTGTCTTCGTCGCGGTTAATTTCCTCGATTAGCCGTAGTAAGTAGTTTAAATCCTGTTGCTCCGCCCAAAACACATCGATTTTGGACAAGAAAGTACCTCGGTATATTTCAACCGAGGTCAGCTTTTTTTTGATTTTTTACTTGTTGTTTTGCGTTTTGAGAAATCTTTGGAAGAGATCTCGTTGAAAATATTCAAGAAGAATTCTACGTTGACCAGTGACATTAGCCAAAGCGAATCTCTCGCCGTTTCGATCGTTCCTTCACTCTGTACCAACACTCCGTTGTTGACTTCGGCATAAAAACACGGAATAAAATCCATCAAAAAGCGATTAATCAATGGATCTGTCAGCATTGGCAACAGTTTGATTGCTTCCTCTTCCGAAATCGCATTGATTTTTTCAAAATTTATTCCCGATTCGAACAAATACGAAGTCAGCCGATTAAAGGCTTTGTTGTACTCGTCAAAAAAATCACGACCGGAAACTTGCTCATACAGCTTGATCGTTTTTAGCGTATATAAAAAGCGAAGTGTGTGTGTTTTCGAAACTTCTTGCGGTTCTTCAAGTCCGCTCTTTTCATTTTTGACAAATTCAATATCATCATAAGTTACGTCTTTTTTTAACATCTATTAAATACCTCCAGTCGGAATTTGCGTTGTCGGTAGAATCACCTCAGTGTACGCTAATTCGAACAAAGCCGCATTAGCTTCCGTTTTTCTGATCACAGCTTCAGTAACTGGTTTATCATCAGCATCTAACACCGCCGGATTCGGACTAGCCGTCACAGGAATTTCGAATTCTTTTGGTTCTGCACTGTCCTCATCGGTTTGTGATTCCGATGTTGGATTAGACGCTTTGACGTTGTAGAAAATGTGTAATTCTTCGTATTCTTCGCCAAATTCATCTGTGATCGTTTCGATATACTGCCAAACAAAGTTTTTCTTCGTGCCCGTATTCGTCAGCATACCGTTTGCGGCTTTTTTCTTGCCTAAATGATTTATGACGAAACTTTCCGGAAACTGATAAACTGTGATAGATCCTTCTGTGGTTTCAGCACCGCTTAAACGGACATGTTCCACGTTGTCCGCGTAATAAGGATTGGATTCTTGCGTCGTTTCGAAGTTATTGCCGCGCAATCCGGTGAAAATCGCAGGTGTCCCAAATTCCACCTGTCCTTCTGCGTTTTTCGTAATGCTTGCAAATGCGCCAAACGCATTTCCGTGCGTGACTTCGCGTGTTTCGTAAGCTGGTCTTGCCATAGTTAATTCCTCCTATTTTGGTGTTAATTTGATTTCTTTCAGCATTTCTAAATATCGCTTTTTCGCAACATTGTAAGCCGGCCGGATATGCGGTTGCGCCGGTACCCACTTACCGCTTTTATCCAAATGCCCTTTTTCTAGCAAGTGAGTGAGCGACTTATGTCTACCGCTGTTATAGACTGTGACGGACTTTCCACCATCAGTCAGCGTTTCCGTCCAACCGTCCGCATACTGCTCGGTATAGCCCACAGGTGCGTTCCAACTGATCTCTTTGGCGGTAAACTCGCCGATTTGTGGTAAGACTTTTCGGACTTCTGCTTGGAGATCGACCTCAAGTTTAAATATTTCTACATCTACTTTTCCCATCACCAAGCTCCCTTCGTCCAGCATTCAAACTCGTAATAGTCCGCCCAATAGTCCGTTTCCGGCTGTTTTGAGCTGTTGCCTGCAAGCGGAACGGAATTAAATGTCTCTGCCATCAACTCACTGATTGAATCGAGTTTCTTCTTGTGAAAATGAACGACTGTGACTAGAATTTTTCGCATGTGGATCTTATCATCAGCCGTTGTTTGACTACTTGGGCGATCAGGGTAGTAAATGATAAAATTCTCTGGGCTTGCGGTGTCCTGTCGGTCTTTGTAGCTAACTTCCGCTTTGAGCGGATTAGTTGCTAAAATCGTTTGCAATTCGGCTCTTGTGTAAAATTTCTTCGCCATTAGATCAACTCCCCAATCTCGATAATGGTAAAGTGATCGTCTGTGTTTTCGATTGCTTGATTGACTTTGTATTTCCGACCTTTCCAGACGACATAGTCTAATTCAGTCGTGATCAAGTGACTTCTCACAGAAAAACGTGCGGTCAGTGTCTGTTTATCTGCCAACGCACGATCTCGTCTTGATTGATAGATTGCTTGTTGCTCAGCCTTCACTTTGTTTTCGACTAACTCGTTCTCCCACACACCAGCTTCGACCTCAACGCGCCGATTGTAAGCGATCGTGATAGCAGTCCGACTAGACTTCATTCAGATCACTCCTGTCGTATTTGACTTTTAGTTGATACAGCAGATTCGTCATTTCAGAATCGATCCAATTGAGTGTTGTCTGACTGCCTTGTGTCATCAGTGTGCGGTCAAATCGTTGCAAACAATACAAATGCAGCCATGAGAGCAATACGGCATAGTCAGATTCGGCCATGAACACAAAACTTTCTTTCGTAGCATTTTCATCGATTCGAGAAACAGGTATCCCGTTATTAGCGAGATACCCGATTCCGGAATTTACATACAAAAGAAGCTGACTATCAAAGATCGTCTCTTCAACGTCAACTTCTAATAGCGTTTTCAGTTCGTCTAAAATTTTCATGTGTCACCCCTCAATCTGGGCTGATTAAGCTCCTGCACCTGTTGGAGTTGTAAATTTAACAGCCGCTTTGTAGGCTGATAAACGTCCGCCCATAACGCTAGCAAGCTCGATGTCTCGGCGGTTGATCGTCACGTCGTATTCGTCGAAACGATCCGCAGAAACTTGGTCACCAATCAGCGTATACGCGCCGCTTGCTAAACCAATGATTGGGTTCGTAGCAGTTTCCATCCAGTCGTAGCAGTAAACAGTGAATCCTTGAATACTGTTGCCAGTGTTTGAAATTGGCGCAAATGGTTGTGGATCTGTGTACTTGCCGTCAGCATCTTTAGCTAGTTTCAACTTCCGAGCGATTGCTTTAGTAGTAACTAAGACTGGCGTTCCGGAAGCTAACAGTTTATCGGTACCGGACACCAAAGCTTCTAATTGCGCATCTGTGAAGCTAGTAGCAGTTGTATCGATCTCTTGTGTATCAAACAAATCGGCTTTGGTTTCTTCGGCGATTGATTTAATTTCTGTGATCTTGTCATCATCGTCCGCTGCAAGACCGTCGCCAATGACTACTGCGCGTTCAACTGCGCGGATAAACGCTTTTGCCAATTCTTTCATTGCATAGTTAAAGTAAGTACCGTTCGTATCTTTTTTCAGATCTGCATAGTCAAACGCGTATTTGGTGTATACAGTCGCAGAGTTGATAACCAATTCTTCGAACGCGAATTCAGCATTTTTCTTGGCTTTTCCAGCAGTGTGCCCTTTACCAAAGTTTTTGATTTTTTGTAACACGAAACGTGCAGCGTAACGCGGATCTTTTGATACGTGATTCAAGATCCCATCATAATCTTCAAACGCTTCGCTGATTGCTAATAGAATTGGTTTAGGCATGATCGTCGCCAAACCTGCCGCTTGTTTTTCGACTAATTTCGCTTCCCAAGCTTTCTTAAATTCTTTAGCGCTGCCTGCGTCTGCCATCAACGTTGCGTAGTCGATAGCCGCTTGTTTCGTTTTTAAGTAATCGTTCATTTGAGTACCCTCTTTCTTTTTGTTTTGTTTGATCCCCTCAGCGACCGTTTTCAATGCCGCTTCGTCTGCGTCGATTTCTTTTTGCAGATCGCTGATATTTTTTTCAGTTTCTTCGATTTCAGATTTAGTAACAGAGAGTTTTTTCTCAAGCTCTTTTACTTCTTCCTCGCTCGCAGCATCAATTGATTTGCTGATTGATCCAAGCTGTTTCTTCTTACCCGCCAGCAATTCTTTTAGTTTTGCTAAGTTTTCCAATTTTTGAACAAAATTCATATTAGTTCCCTCCATATTTCAGTTTTAAGTTTTCTTTGCGTAGAGCGAGATTTTCCCGCTTTAATGCCTTGATTACGTCTTCGGTATCATCTTTTACACTTGTGACGACTGCTTGATCGTTTGCTGGAATCGTGACAACAGACCCCTCCAGAACCTCTGCCGACTTAATCAGCCAAGCGCCCCACGGATCAGCTTTGTCTATCGGCTCATACTCATTCGCGCGCATACCGATCGACATAGAATCCAACGCGCCGAATTTTAACAGCTCGTACACTTCTTGCGCTTTTTGGATATTTTCGGCAAGGTATGCCGTGACATACAGACCAACGGAGTTAACAGATAGCTCCATTTTCCCGATGATCGAATTGCGATCGTGATTAAACAGCATCGGCACGACAGCTTTCTTTTTCAAACTGTCGTCAAACGCACCATGTTCGATCACATCCCCAACGCGGTCAGCATTGCCAAATGTAGATAGATAGCCTTCGAATGTAAATGCTTCATCAGCTGAAGCTTTGACGACAAATTCTTTTATCCGTTCATTATTCAACTTCCTCACCCCCTCCAATTCCGATCTGCACAGCGTTTTTGTTCGTTTCAAAAATTTCGCCGCCTTCGTAAGCACCGTAGCCAAAGATTTCGCGAATTTCATTGCTGTTCATATTGCCGGAGTATTTTTGCTTGAAGGCAAACTCGTTCAAATCTTTCAAGCTCGCAATATCAAACAGATCCACATAAAACAGCAGTTTCTGTCCTTGCGTGCGGGCTGTTTTCGTAAAATATTTCCGATTGATTTCTTCTGCGATCACGCGGATGTACAGCTTCAAAACCGATTGGTAGTAGGCTCGATACTGGTCTTCATTGTAGTCACAAGTAAACAAGTCCTCATTGATACCAAACGAGTTGTAAAGCTGTTGCTTCAAAAACTCCATTTCTTCTTTCGAAGCTGTACCATACGTATTGTTTAGCTCCTGAAATTCTTCATCTTTTTGCAAATAGCCGATTTCACCGTCTGCCGCTGTTTCCATGATATTTTTAACGCGATCCTGTGCTTTTTTCTTCAACTCGCCGTCTTCGGCTTTAGTAGGTAACTTCAAGAAACCTCTCAGCGTTGACGGTTTTTCATTGACTTTGTATGAGAGCGCTCGTAGTGCGTCGTCGATCAATGTAGTAACTTGGTTTAATTGGACGCTAAGGTTCTGTTTCGGATTTTCAAAAATCCACACATTGCCGATTGGCAACACATATCTTTCCGAGTTGATATATAGCGTGACGGTTGCATTGTTGATCACTGCCGAATCGGCGATCTCTAACTCTGCCAGTTCGCCGTTTTCGTAAAAAGGTACGACTACCACGTACTGATCCTGTAGCATTTTTCTGACAACGTTCGACCAAAATACGATTGGTGTGTCTAGCTCATTCGGGCTATACGTCAAAACGTTCGAAAGGTTGGAAAATTGGAGCCATTCCATCTGATCAGGCTTATCTTTGATCCTCGTGATTTTGACGTGCTTAAACTTTGCCATCGCTACGTCTGTTGCGATTTTGTTGTAAATGTTGTCTAAATAGATCGAGTTTTTCTGCCAATAAAGCCGGCTACTACGCCGTTGATTAGAATCGGATCGACTATTCTTTTTTGACGGAAACCAACTCTTGATCCTGTCGATTAATCCCATTCCCTCACCCCTTTCTCAAGGCATAATAAAAAGCCTAGCAATCGCTAGACTTCTACTTCGCTATTTTCTTCTTCACCAACAATTTCTCTTCGCTCCGCCTCCGTCAAATAGCCGGCTTCAAAGAAAAAATCGATGTCTTCAACCGTGTAGATATTTAAATCATAAAAAAACTGAATATCTGATTTACTCGGAAACATTCTCAGAACTCCCTTCTAACGGTGTGTCGATTTTGTGGAATTCCTCTAATCTAGCAAACCGTTTTTCGTATTCTACGTTCTGTTTGATAAGTTGAGACACCATGCCTAGAATCGGTTTAAGCTGACCGTCAACGTTAGCGCCTGCATCATACCAACTACGGGTCTTGTTATCCCAAGCTAAAATAAGGTAATTAGCTGGTGGTTCGACTTCCGTTTCGTAAAGCGTGTTAATTTTGTAGTTTGCTGCTACGGTTTTCTTTTGACCCAGTGTAGCGGGGTCAATACTATAAACGTTTTTTTCTTCCATTTGAGTTCCCTCCGTTATTATGAGTGTGCTTGAATCCATTCTTTTATTTCTCCGAGATCTTTAGCGTATTGATCTTTACTAATATCAAAATCTGATTTTTTGAATGACAAAGTGTATTCCAGTGAAGCGTAGTCAATGTTAACTGTGCTCGCTGTGGTTCCATCTGATGGTTCAGCGTAGGCTAAGGCGTAGACAAAGCCATCATTTTGGATACGTATTCCGATATTGGTAGTTAACTCATTTGTTAATTGCTGAATATCACTAGCTGTGTGAGACTTAGCTGAATACCAACCATTATCGGACCATAATGCTAAAGTTAACTTATTGCCGCTCGGACTTACTCCATATCCCCATATATTAGATTTTAAACACGTAATATTAGCTTTCAAAAAAGCAATCTGCTTAACCAACGTATCAGCTCCAACAGATTCAAACAACCCAGGGCGATCACGGTTAATTTGTTCAACAAGATTAAAAGAGAATATGGCGTTAATTCTTTTTTGATCATCAGCTATTGCTATCCTCCATGCGTTACCGTCAAGAGTTGCTATATTGCTATAATTAGACTGGATTACTTCCCATCCGCTAGTATTACTTGGTGTCAAGGTAGTTGAATATTTAACTATATTACAGTTTTCTACTGTACTCCTTAACACCTTGCCTTTAAAATCAATCAAATGTCTTTTAGTAATCTGTTGACCCGTATGCCAAGAAAGCATCAAATCTTCACTATTAATCTGTGCTTTATAGCGTGTATACTCTGGTGACTCCACCCATACATAGTCTGCTGGGTCATTGCTGTCTGTCAGAGCTAGGCCGTGGTATTTTGAAAATTCATTTTCTAGTGTGCTGTCAGAAGGTGCAGAAGCCCAAGGGGTCGCTGTGCTACGTGGTTTAGTTCTACTAAAATCCACAGTCCCATCAGGGCTATTGCTCCACGCCTCGGACAGCTTCATGCCGTTTCTCAGTTCGGTGAGATTCTGATCTAGCGTCTGCATCTCCGTGTCCAACCGCTGATTCTTTTGCGATAACTCACTCGTTTTAGTGATCGCCGCGGCTGTGTCTGTTTCTAGTTTCGATACGCGACCTTCAACGTTCCCCGATCGAGTTTCTAAGCTAGTAACACTCTTTGCCAAAGATTCTGTTTTGGTTTCTAAGTTTCCTGTTTCCGTTTCGAGATCACTAGCGCGTTTATCTAGCCCGTCCAGACTCGTCTTTAAACCGCCAGTGCGCCCCTCTAAACCCGAAACATCGCTATCCAATGTTCCTACCCTGTTTTCGAGATCTGTGACATCTTGATCTAATGCCTGCATTTTCGCAGTCGAACCAGCTTCAAACGCATTCCATTCTCGCAAGAAATTTTCAGTAATCTCCGTCGCTTGTTCGGTAATTTCCCGTTTCGCCGTTTCCATGTCCTTGATGTAGACTAACTCGACTTGACCGGCAACTCTGTCGATTGCCGATACCCGTTGTTCGTATATAATGCGATTTGAGCTGTCAGCCGCGTCTTCGTTGACATAATAGATATAGACTTCAAACGCCATCAATCCGCTGTAATTTAACAGCTCATCTGGAAGAACGTATGAAAAAAGACCATTTTCTTCAATGGTCATATCATCGTTGAAAATAACCTTTCCAGTTGGCGTATAGGATATATCAACACTTTCAAAGAGAATCTCAACCCGTGAAATGGAATCTTTCGGAATAGATACTTTGTCTTTTTCGGCTTGAATTAGAAATTTCGCCGTTCGATGATCCTTGCTGAAAAATCTGACTGAACTATTGAATATCCGCTTTGTTTCAGCGGAAACATCGATGATAAATTTTGCTGATTTTTCCATAACGTCCTCCTTAATCAAAATAATATTGCAGATCATCTTTTTTCATTTCAAAAACGATATACGCATCTAATTGACTTGCAAATACGTCAATTTTATTCTTCGCTTTTTCTTTATTCGGGAAAATATTCCCGTTTCCATCGACCTTAACCACTACGTTCATGTGGTTCCATGTCGATACGGGATCATCGAAAATGATTTTTCCAACTTTTGCTTTCGATTTATAAACTTTCAAGTGATTGCTCAGATTTTTAACTGTCTGTTCTACAATCACGCAAATGTCGCCGTAGTAGTCATTAAACAGACGAACGATCTCACGCGCGTTCCATTTATCATAACCGACCGCCAAAGGCAGGATATTCCGTTCTGTCATAAATTGATGCAAATCATTAAAAATATACTCTTGATCGTTGTAGTCCAATTCATGGATTATCAAATGTCCTTGCTGTTCCCAAGCTAGGTATTTTTCACGCTGTTCGCGCGGCAAGTTTTCGATTCGATTCCGTGGCATGTATTTTCGGTTCATGAACATCCGTTTGTCGCCGTCCACAGTCATGAATGATGCGGAACAAATATCGTTCACGTCCGATAAATCAAGACCAAGGACGCAACGTGCATTTCGTTCTTCATTGCCGACAAATCGGTCTGCTTCAAATTCTTCGATATTCCCTTTACATTCCTCGTTCGTGAAGAACGACAGATAGTTATTGACGGGCAAATTAAACGTCTTAGCCATCAATTCCGCTTGTTTAGATGGATCGCCTTTCGCATCCTCAATTTCTGCCATGATCGTTTCTTTTTCAGTTGTGATCCCTAAAAGCGGCATGGCTTTCATCCACATATTGGGTTGCTGGACTTCATCGACACTATCCAATTTATAAAGCCACGGCATGATATGGTCATTCTCACGTTTACCTTCGAGGATCTCCACCCACTGAGAATAATATTTATCAAAGACACGCTCGCGCTTGGTTCCGTTAGTCGAGATATACCAAGTGATCCAATTTTTTCGTTTTTTTCTGGATCCATCATTAACTACTTTGATGAAATCTTCGTCATAGGTGTGGACCTCATCGAAAATGTTGTAATGCGAGTTCGTACCGTCCAGCGACTCATAGTCGGAAGTTTTGATACTCATCAGGGAATTTGTGGACTCATAAAGAATGCCTTGTTTAGTGGACCGCAGAATATCCGCCTCTCGCATCAAATGTAGCAAGCTATTCTCGTTGGCCAACATCGCACGACTAGCGTTGAACAGATAGCCTGCTTGTTCCCGACTATAGGCTAATAGTTGGATATCCGCACCGTATTCGCCATCAATAATTTGCCCAACCTCACCGATGGCAGAACCTAACGTTGTTTTTCCAGTCCCGCGAGGCACAATAATAGGCACCTCATTAATGAGACGCCTTTCTTCAGTCGTTTGGTATTCTTCTAATGTTTCTGGATTGGTTTTTGTTACTTCGGCATCATAGTAAAAGCCCCAGGCGACTTCAAAGCCACACCTTTTGCGGTAAGGCTAATTTCAGATTACCAGACTGCCCTTTTGTCTGGGAGCATTCACTTTCAATAAAATTGATACGTTTATCAGCTTCATTTTGCTTAAAGGTATATTCTTCCTTGAATCGTTGCACTCGGTTGATTGCTAGCCCTACTTCATAGCAAATGGGAACTTTCCCAGCTTCAATCAATTTCACGTAACGATCAAAATACTTCATTTTTTGCATAGGTGTTTTTCACCTGCCTTTTGGAGTCTCCAATTGTCAAATCCTTCAATACTTTTCCAGATCATTGGACACCTCCATATTGAGACAACTTCTCTTTGATTGCAGCTGCTAAACTATCACCGGCTGGGTTATTCAATTCGATAGTTTTTGCAAGCGACATATTGAGTTTTTGGTACTTCTCCATCATGTCGGTTTCGAGCTTAGTAGGCGTTTCGCCGCTTAAGATATCTTTGTTAATCGCTTTTGTTAAATGGTTGATTAACACTTGGTTGGAGTTATATTGGCTTTTCAGATTCTTTAGTTGAGCAGAATCGCCATCCAGAATATCGATGAAACCAGTAGAATCATTGATTTCACGCGCTTTCTTAATGACATCAGTTTTCTTTTTGCCACCATTATTCGACTTTACTTTCGCGGCTGCCATTTTTTTAAACTTTTCTACTAGCTTATCACTTACTTCTTCGCTAGTTTCTTCGAGTATACCAAGGCTTTTTCGATAGTTATAGATCGTGATTCGAGACAATCCAACGGCTTCCGGCACGTCTTTCAATTTCACCTGATTTCACCGTCCTTTCTGTAAAGTAGTTTTTAAAAATAGGAGAGAGTCGCGCGAAGGTGATGCCTCCGTTATTTCCGCACCCCTGAAAATCGTTAAATAGGGGGGAGTTAACAATCGTTTTGTGTTAATTTAACATCAAAACAGATTAACATTTCTTTCTTTGTTTGGTTCAAAGGTTTGTTCTTGATAAAACGTTTTGGTGTTATGGCATTCGATACACAGCAGTTGCAAGTTTCTTTTGTTCAATGTAATTGATTCATCCGTATAGTTATCTGGTGTGATCTCCTTGATGTGGTCACAGATACTCTTACCTTTGATTAGTCGATGACAGTGATCACACCTCATACCCTTCTCTGTTCTCACTTCTTCTCTTAGCTTCTTCCACTGCTTTGAGTTGTAAAACTTTATCTGCCACTGCCTAAACCATTCCGGATGTTTTGGATTATAGAACCTACTCATTCCTGATCACCTCGAACTGCGTGTACTTGTCTACACTATAGCTATTATCAGCCACCAGATCATTGACCTGCTTCTGTATCAGCTGCCGCTCATTGATCGATTGAGTAGTTGTCTTTAACATATCCGTTACATTCAACCGACAGTCAAACGGCACCAATGCTTCATAGACCACACCAAACTTAATCAGCGTTACGTTTGCGCTTTGCCTTGTTACACGCAAGGTATGATTGACATATTCGGCAATCAACACCACACAATCAACTATGATGTCGTCATACGTCAGCCCGCGTTTTAATCTGCCAACGATAGCACTAGCTTCAGTATAGTCACCGACTATCCCAACCAGCCGACCATTGATCCGATGTACTTTCTTTAATCCGTGATTGACAGCTACCATATTCGGATCTGTGCCTTGACTGTCTGACATCATAGTTGCCATGTTGTTATCCGCTATCAAGGATATAAAGCTCATAGTATACACGACCTTTCCAGACAAATTAAAAAGACCACTCACGATGAGCGATCTCAGTTAATATCTAATTCAAACCAGCAAGCCAGACACGCTTGTTTAATTTTCAGAAAGGAGAAATCTGTCATGTCATGGTTGGTTGTCTGCTTGCTGGTTTAATCTACTTTATCATTCTAACATGGCAACTGTTGCACGATGGTGCGCGTTTTGTGCAGGTTTTGTGCAAGCTACTTAATATCCAAAGCTCCGACACCATATAAGATCGGAGACAATTCGTTGATTGCTTCCTTCGTCTTTCGATTGACGGTAGTACGATCGATTCCGAATCTGCTAGCGATCAGCTCGTCACTCATACTACGCTTTGCCAAATACTTGAGATCAATAATACTATAATTGATACTTCCGTTGTCAGCACACTCCTGTTTATACTCAGCTAAAGCCTTATCAACGTTTCGCATGATCTTGACTGTTTTCGCTTTATTTTGCATGAGAGAGCTGAGAGTGAGATAGCGATGATCCCAGAATGTTTCTTTGTCTTCTTCGAGTTGTTCTTCCACATTCTTTACATGAGCGCTGAGCTTTCTATAATTGCTTAGTAATAAACGCGTATTGTGGAACGTATACTCTCGCATTTTCTTAAACTCGTTCCGCTGTATGCTTGCGAGTCTTGAACACACGCGATCTGCCAAACGATCTAGGTCTTCATCTGTTAGTTTCATATACTGTATTTCTTCCATACTCGTCCTCCCACTTCCTGCGAATACGACCCATTAATTCATTCATCGATTTATAGGCTATAATTAACTTCCGCTGTTTCCGATGGATATATTGCGCTTGTAGCCTGGCTATGCGTCTGTGTCGGTTGTTCATTTTCTTCCTCCTAAATAAACATCATTGCGATCGACCCAATTCCCCAAAATAGCTCTATCGTTTTCCATTCATCATTCAATAGTTTTGTTCCCCCATTCCGCAAACGCAGCGAGGACTTGGAATTGTTGCGCCATAGTTAGTCTCATTCGCACAAACATTTCGTGAATATTTATTGTGGAGTATACCGTTCCAAACGGACTTGACCATTTTGTCCGTTTATATTCTTCCTTCAACCACTCCAACACGACCTGCTGATCGTCGGTGAGCTTTGCTTCGTACGGATCAAATCCATTGAAATTAATATGTCCTGATCCAGCTTTTTGGACAAATTCATAAGTTCCGATTTTCCTGCCATTTAGGAATACGGTATTTTTTTTAATCATTCCGCTACCTCCTCAATAAATAAGTAATCTTACCGTTTTGCCAGAATTATTCCGCCACAGTGAATTAGAAACGCCATTCGTGTAGCACTCCATATATTTAACTAACTGCCAACCTCTTAGCCTAATATCTGATTCCCAATAGACTTTCTGACCTAAGAATGTTTTGGGTTTCATTCCGCTACCTCCAATTTTCGTCCGCACCACGGACAATTGCGGATGATGTACTCGCTAGTGTATTCGTGATACATTCCTCCACCGTACTCTTGATACCGTTGCTTTATTACCAAAATATTTTCTTTTACCAAAAGGCGATTTCCGGCAGTATCTTCTAAATAAAAGGTTCCATCTGTTTCACATAACGGACATTTATTCATTCCGCTACCTCCACTTCCTCTATTCGGTATTCTGCTCCATACGGGTTGAACCGAACAGAGTCTCCAGATACGAGTTGTTTCAGCAGTTCCTGTTTGTCATACCCCTCATCTACGTATTCGCACCACCAAGCGTTTAATTGACGAATTGTAGGTTTCTCCTTGTATAACCTAACCAGATTATTTTCGGGTTGGTTATATTCATTTTCGATTGAGAAAATCGCCCAAACTTTCATACTTCCTCCACACTCCCCTCAACCAAGATGGCTACTGCTTCTGCTTTGGATTTTTCGGTGAATACCAGACAACAACTTTTAGATGATGAAACCCATTCAAATCCTTCCTCATTACATCCTTCTTCAAAATCCATAAAGTAGCCAGTAGCCATTTTAACCACCCACCGCTTCGGCTTGGCGGTGTAGCCGTCTAAAATAGCACGGCTGGCTAGTTCTCGATTGCTGTTAATCCAACCTGTGTAGATGACGGAGTTCTTCGCTGTTCCACCAAAAATTCCGCCATCAAAATTTTCAAGAACATGACCATCACCGCACTGATTAATCAGCACCAGCGCTTTTGATTCGTGATATGAACAATCTACGATCAGTTTCTTGTACCATTGGTCAAACCAATCAGGCACTTCCACCTTCTCGGCTTGCGGTTCGGTGAGGGAGATTTCTTCATCCCCATCTAAATATATGGACGTCTTGGTGTTCTCCGAATTAATCGCAGTAACTTTTGACTTTACCCACACTGTATCTCCGACTTCTAATTGGTCGATTGCTTCGCTTACTTTCATTGTTGTTCCTCCTCGCTGATTATCCGACCTTTTTCTTCTTCTAAATTTTTAAGAGTTGCTTTCAAATCATCAATCCGCCGGTCTAACGATTCAATTTGCCGTTCTTTTGCTGGCATAGCACCTTTTTTAACAAGGTACATTGGATATCTTCTGCCACCAGAATCACAGGCTTCACAAAAACGATCACTGTCTGCATAAATTTCGTATCTGGTTCCCACGCTCTATATTTCGGTATCATCACTCAATCTCCCTAATCCTTCCATCGATCAATTTCAACCACAGATATATTTTTAGTAGGTTGCGAATTTAAAGCTCGAATGTACACTTCTCCGACTTCTAAACGTCTGGCAATCTCAGGTATAGAGCCTTCAATTCTGCGGTTGCCTTTTTGATAGCGATATTTCTTGTTTCTACGCTCATATTTATAGCCTTGTATTATTCCATTATTTTTTCGTACTTCTTTATTAAAAACACTGGCACTTTTATTCAAAAACATAGCTGCCGCAATCATTGATTCAAAGAATTGTTCTTCTCCTGTATCGATATCTGTTAGACGTACAGACATATCTTTTGTCTTTTTAGTTTTAGGCTTATTCTGTTTCATTTCTAACTGTTTCAAACGGCTAAATTCTTTAAATAACGCAGATAGCTTGTTTTTCTTGTCATTTTCTGGCAAGTCACTATCAAGCGTCATGCACTGTTGAATTATTATTTGGCGCTTCTGTTCTTTAATCGTCATATTTATTCACCTCAAAACGGCAAATCGTCATCATTAATATCGATTGTCGTAGCTTCAAAGTCATTTATCGGGTTCACGCCTAAATTCGTCTGTGTGGCGTTTTGCTTGTTTGGAGTGTAATTGTTCGTTTGAGTGTTCGAAACGTTTGTAGCACTCGTATTTTGGCTAGAATTATTATTTTTGCTTTCTAGCAGTTGGAAATTTTCAACTACTACTTCTGTCACGTACACTCGCTGTCCTTGTTGATTTTCATAATTTCGTGTTTGGATACGGCCAGTAACACCTAGCAGAGTGCCTTTACGGGCATAATTTGCTAAGGTTTCAGCTGGTTTACGCCAGATTACGCAATTGATAAAATCTGCTTCACGCTCACCATTAGCATTTTTAAAACTGCGATTCACCGCTAAAGTAAAGCTTGCTGCTGCCGTTCCATTGCTTGTATATCTCAAATCCGGCTCTTTCGTGAGTCTTCCAACTAGCGTGACATTGTTTATCATTTTTCTTCCTCCTCGTTATCTGTGAAGAATTCATTCATCATTTTTTCTATTTCCGCTTTTCGAGATGGACTACTTGCGGTCGTTTGCGCGTCCCAATTCGGCATTTCCTCACGTTTGACTGGTTGTCCATAGGCTTGCTGCGGCTTAGGCTGCGCCTTATCTTTTCTCGCCCAATTTCTAATTGTTGCAAGATGATTTTTATAGGTCTTGCCAGTTGATGCGATATAACTCGACAGTCGTTCAATACGGTCTTGCCAGTCGCTTGGGAACTCAGTTTGCAGTTTCTCCATGTCTTGATCTGTTAAAAGGACATTTTTATATTCGCCATATTTGTGACGAACAGGTTTAGCTTTCGGAGGTTCCTCCGAAGGCGTAATATCTTTTCTATCTCTATCCTTACCTAACCTATCCTTACCTAACCTAACCTGTGTATCCATTTGGTATGTCAGTTGGTTGTCGTTTGGTATACCAACACCATCTAGAGAGTATGATTTGTTATCTTTTTCGCTTAACAGCGCCTTTTCGTCTTGATACATCGTAGGTTTAAATCTGTCATTGCGAATATAGTTATGAATTTTCCAGTGCTTTATTACAATCACGCCACTCTCAAAAGCTAAAATAAAATTTTTTGCCATCAAAATTCTTAAATCGTCATCTGACGAACCAATCATGCGCTGTATTTTTCTGGGATTGTTAATAAACCCTTCATCATCCGCTCTCATGGAAAGATGAAAGTATAAAGCCTGCGAAGATAGCGGCATATCCAGAAAAGCATCACTGTCTATTATTGTTTTCGCGAACATTCTACGCTCCGCCACACTATCCCTCCTCTCCTTCGACGGTCATGGTATAGGTGATATCCGTCTTAACAGATTCATCGTTTTTTAAAGTTTGTTTCGTTGATTTCTCGATCTCAATATGGCTGTTTTCGGAGTTTAATGCCATGAAAGCAAACGTTATAATCTCTAAAAATAGTTGTTGATTTTTGGGTAGTTTTCTTCGCATTTCTAACCACTTGATAGACACATCAACTGCTTTTTTTCTGGGCTCCAAACTATTCCCTCCTAAATTCCTAATCGCTTAATTGTTTCTTTATTCAATTTTGTAGGAATGATTTGATATTTGTTCAAAAAATTTTGCGTTCCTATTCGATGTTCTTCTTGGTGATGCTCCCGACAACCTGCATAAAAATAGTGTTTGGTATGGTCTATCTTTTTTCTGCTACGTCCCATTCCAACCGTATCTATATGACATATATCAGCGCGTTTACCGCAAATGCAGCATTTTCGACTAACTAAACATTTGTAAAAGTAATATTCGGCATTTGCAGGCAAAATCTCATATCCTTTTTTAAACGGAATATCCCACTCGAAAATAAAATCTAAAATGATATCAGCCAAAAGCGTTGCATTTGTAACTGTATTAAGCGACGCATCAGACAAGCTTATTTTCGATCCCGTTAGTGCTTCGTAGACGTGATAAAAGTAATCTTTAAGGCTTTCTATTGGTTCTCCTGTGAAAGCGTAAATATCGCCTAATAATGCGTAAATAAATCGTCGTTGTTCTGCGGTAAATCTACGCGGGTCTGTGAATCGAAATTCAATCTCACGATCACCGTCATAATCAAAGTACATCGTCTTCAAACGCTCTAGATTTAGCTCTTCGTTTATATCAACAATCAAACGCTGATGATCTAATTTTTTGACGATAGCTGAATAGTTATCGTTAAACATCTACATCACTTCTTACTTTTTTTCTTCTTTTCATATCCGTTAACCCAACCGGTCAATGTATTCATCACTAGACCAAAGTCATACCCGCTAAATTCTTCGGGATTTTTTTTGGGATTAATGTTATTTGTCATTTTTGCCTGTTCTAAGAAAGCATCTTTCGGCTGTTCAGTCATTTCTGTTAGTTTTTGAAGTTGAATATATATAGCTTCGACTTGTTCTGGTGCTACTGGGATACGTTTTAATATTTCTTTTTGAAAAACATCTGGATCAACGTCATCTGCTGGAATATTAAATTCCTTCATGAAGAACGTTTTTTCAGCGTAGGTTAATGCCTGACCGTAGGCATAAGAAGAATTTTCATCATCAGCAATTGCCGAAAACGTTACTTCTTCTCTTTCTTTTGGATTATCACCATTAATCCATGTGTATTTCATATCTAATGTGACCAAGTAACTAAAAACATCTTTTTTTGTTTTTTCATTTACTCCAATCTTTTGACGTTCAATTTCTTTGTTCAACACTTCAGTTTTTAGGTAGATATTTAAACTATTCATGTGTGTATTGAATTCCGTTAAAACTGTTTCTGAGCTGATAACGGAAAATTTCATATATTGTTTCTGCTCTTTTTTGATATATGGAACTTTTTTTCTTAGCTCTATTAATTTACTAATTAGAGTACGCATCTCGCTCATGCTTCCTTTACCTCCAAATCAAATACTGTTAAAACACCTTGTGCTTCAATCTCATCAAGTAAGACCTCTGTTAGTATTTCTTCTGTCTGTCCGTTTTTCAAAAGTTCATTTAGGAAAATCCATTTTTCTGCTAAAGTTAGCTCTTTGACATAATCCGTAGCGTATCTCATTTCATTTGTCGTTTTTAAAGGAAGTCCGTTATCAGATAGATACTCCTCTTCTGCAAATATGTCTTCACCGTATATATCAGTGAGGACTACTTTTTCTTCTTCCGGTTCTGTAGGTATTCCAAATTCGTTGTATTTCATGTTATAATCTCCTTGAAAGAACCTTTAATTTGCGACTCATTGCTTCCCGGCGGAGTCGCTTTTTTCATGCGCTCGATATTTTGACGCGTTTTAATCGTTAAGTAGTTTGCTCGCCACCATCGATCTGCGATAATTTTTCCGATTTTTAAAGCTTCGGCTCTATTCATTATCTTCACCTAGTTCTAAACTCATTTGACGTACAACGGTTTTAGTGGCTGTTGATGGTTCCCAGTCGGTGATATAGTCTAATACTGTTTGAAAATGTTTTTGTCTTAGTTGTGTTCGAGTGCTAACCCCAGTAATCTTTTTGACGCCACTATTAATGTCTCTATGAAGCTCCCCACGTTGTTTGTTAGTTAATTTTCCGAAACTACGTCCAACTTCTGCGACACGTTGATTAATCCGACGGGTAACATATCCGTAGTCTCCAGCACTCAAAACGATATTTTCTTCTAAATCTGTTACTCGTTCTTCGACTTTTTCTACTTTTTCACTGGTGTTTTCTTGATATTGAAACATTAAGCGCAATGCTTCTTGCGGCGATTGTGGAATTTTCAACGATTGCTCTTTGATAGCCGTTTCCATTTCGTTAAATCGCTCGATATATGCTAAAGCAAATTGCGTACCTTTTGCGCCGGTCATTCGCGTTGAATATAACTCGCAACCTTTTTTAGTTAGCGAATAACATAATCGTTCTTCATTTTTAGCATCCTGATACGTTGATTCAATAAAGTAATTAACCACCACATTTTTGTGGTCGTCTAAATGTTCAATTATTTTTTGGATATCTCGCAAAACTTGGTCGTGCCGTCGCTCAACCATTTCTGCTACTTCTAAACTTGTAATTGTTTTTTCTAGTACTTTCATTTTTCGTCCTCCTTGTTTGGTATAATGTGATTAAAAAATGGCGGTGATGAAATTTGAACAATTCTCTATCTAAAGTTCAACTCAAAATTTTAAAATCTTTTAGGCAATTTCCTACTGATAAAATTAACTATTCAGCAGATTTGATTGCTAGAGATACTAAACTCTCTATCTATTTGGTCAAAGAAGAATTATCAGTTCTCCTTGACAGCGGGCTAATTGATATAGATCCTTTTGAAAATGATTCAACATATTATCGAATAACTAACCAAGGAAAAATTATTTTAATTAATGAAAAGGAAAGTTTTAAAGATAAACTCGTATGGTCAATTATCGTTCCACTAGGAACCGCAGTAATTGGTACTGTCATAACGAATCTGCTATTTTCTAATTAATAGCGTTGCAACTACTGAGATTAACAAAGGAATTATTATAGAAAAGAAAATTCTCTCAAAAACATTTTTTTCTTTCACCTAGTCAGCCTCCTTGCTGGCTTTTTTTGTATTCTCATGATTAATAAATCCCTTTCTCAACATCATCAATATGCATACGATAGCCAAGCAGAGCCGAAACGATTAAAGCTGCGATAACTGCAATTACTATGAGCGTCACTGTTAAACTAATACTTGCAAACCATGCAAACATCGCCATAACTGTTGAAACAACAACAGTGAATAGCATTAGCGTTGAACATTTATGTTTTGTCATGTTTTCACCTTATTTCTGGTTTTTTTATCTAACCTTTCTTTGATATACTCGCTTTAGAAAGCGAGGTGAAAATATGAATTCCGAACGCATTGAAGAAATTCTGTCTAAAAATGGGATAGAACAATCAAAAGAACTTTCACTTGCACTGGAAGAAATTTTGAAAGCCTATTCTAAAGATCGCCAACATGTCGATAATTTTCGACAAGAAATCCAGCGCCAAGACCGCCAAGACTTGCGTAGACAAGGCATCCGTTAGACAGTAAGTTGATTGTGCAAGCTATTTTTTTATGGCTTGTGCAATCATTTTTTTGTGAATTTCGGAATACACATAGTCATCTAGCTTAAAATTACTGTGATAATAATCATTCAATGTCTCGACGGCTTCGTCGTAAGTTTGACATTCTGCTAATAATTGGCTTGCGATACTCTTAATTTCGGAATCAACCAATTCATTAAGCTCTTCAAATTGCGCTAAAATCTTTCGTTTCATTCGTTCTCCCTCCTCTCCACAATCATTGCTGCCACTGCTATCAACGCGACTACTAGGCCGCCGATTAGCCAGTACATCTCAGCACCTCGCTTGGTGAGGGTTTCTTGGACCGGTACCGGCTTGCTTCCTTCCACCGCAGATACCAGATAAACGTGCCGATGTGGATGAATGTCACGCCTGGTCGCATGATGCCTTGCTTAAATTCTGGAATGCTATCCATCTCTTTTAAATAGTCGTAGAGTGTGGACTTTTTCAGTCCATTAAACCTTTTCATTAATTCTTCTGGACGATCCCACTCCGCAGCGACTTGTTTCGACTCAACGCTATGGATGAGTTCTTTTAGTGTTGGTTGCATGGTTAGACCTCCTTTTCAAAAAGAGTTTCAATCGTCGGATAAATGTCATGCTTTTTCAAAAATTGATAAATGAAAATGTGCCCTTTTTGCGTCCACTTAGTGTTTGGCTTCATCTGACTACTGCCTTTCCACAATTTCATTTCCGTGTGCGTATAGCCTTCGTTTTGGTAATCGGCATAAAGTAACCAAACATCGCCTTGTTTGTATTGGACTTTCAAATCATGAAGCAATTGGTTCATTTTGTTCGCGCTCATCCCGTAATTCTTGGCGATTACGCTGATAGGCAATAAACTAGGATTGGCTAAGATTGTGTCGTAATAATCAGCTTTTGGTTTCAACTCTTTTACTTGTTGTTCTGCGATTAAACGTTTTGTCCGTTCTTCTTTTAGTCTGGAAGCCACTTCGATTAGTAAGTCCGGGTTATCAAGTAGTTCTTCTTTTGCGTACATTCCGTGTTTTCGGATTGTTGGCAATACGTCTGACGTTACCCAGCGCTTGAACTTCTTTGCTGATGGAAGTTTGGATTTTAGGATTAAGCTGTATAAGCCGGATTCGTTGATGATTGTCATATTACGGTTTTGACCTGATGCACTAATTTGGTGCGTCAGCTTATCTTCATCATCTACATGATTGCGAATCGCATTATCAGCTCTTTCGTAACCTAAAATTTCTGCAACGTCTTTCCCTACAAAATATGGTTCGTCATTTACTAAGATTGTTCGAACTTCGTTTTGTTCGAAATTAAAAATTTGTGGTTTGTTCATTGTTTAGCCTCCTTAATTTTGTTCACTTTCGGGAACGTTAACTTTAAAAAAAATTCCGATTTTGTCTGTGCTATAGCCCAAAATAGTAGCCATTTTAATCAGTTCGTCCGCTCCGATTGATACAATACCGTTTTCTCGCTTGGCGTATGGCGTTCTTGTATTCCATCCCATCAACTCCGCCATGTCATCTTGCGTTAAGCCCTTTGCAATCCGTTCAGCTTTTAACCTTTGCAAATCCACTGTCATGTTTTCACCTCCGTTCTCTTTCGGGTACGATACTAATTTATCACCGTTGTTCTCTTTTGTCAACAATAAAGTTAAAAAAATAAGCAAAAAAAGTTTTTTTGTGTATCTGTTGTATACTTTCGGGAACGGTGGTAAAATGTATCTATAGTTAATTGGAGGTGATAAATTTGAGAACAAACGAAGAAATAATGAATCTATTAGATGAATTAAAAGATGAAAAAGATTTATCTATTAGTGAAATAGCGCGTCGCGTTGGTATGGCGAAATCTGGTGTATCTAGGTATTTCAATAGATCGAGAGAATTCCCTCTTAATAAAGTTGATGATTTTGCAAAAGCGTTTAATGTTCCTCCAGAATATATCTTGGGAATAGATTTCGATAAGCCATCAAATCTAGTGTTTATGGAAGAGATAATTGAAATTCCTGTTTTAGGACAAATTGCGGCCGGCGCGCCGATTTTAGCAGAACAAAACATTGAAGAATATATACCGATGGTCAAATCTTGCTTGCCTTCTGGAAATAATATAGCGTTAAATATTAACGGAAATAGCATGGCCCCCGGCATCCCAAATGGTTCACAAGTTGTTATACGGCTACAATCAGATGTGGAAGATGGAGAGATTGCGGCAGTGCAAGTCAATGGCGACACAGAAGCCACTTTAAAACGTGTGAAACGTCAAAATGGATTACTTATTCTTATTCCGGATAATCCAGAATACGAACCAATCGTAGTAACAAAAGATATGCCGGCTAGAATCATCGGCAAGGCCGTTAAAGTTATCTATGACCTATAAAAAAATACCCCAGTCGGAGTTGGCGCTCCGGCTAGGGCTCCTCATTTCTGAGAATGACAAATATATTATATCATGAAATGAGTGTGATGATTAATGAAAATGGGAATTAGAAAGCCGAGTGTCAAAAAGTCTTTGAAGGCTCGCACTACTGGCAAAGCCAAGCGAGCTGTTAAAAAGGCTGTTGTTCCTGGCTATGGTAAGAAGGGCACAGGTTGGGTTAAAGACCCCAAGAAAGCAGCGTATAACAAGTTATATAGCAAGACGACTGTCGGTGTTAATCCGCTACCTGGTTCCTCAAAAAGTAATTCATTTAGCAATTCATCAGCAAGTTATTCAGATTCTGCTATCGCTACCCATTACGTGCCGATATTGGTAAACAAATTCGTTTTTGCATTCTTGGCTATCTTTTTAGGAGTATTTGGAGCTCAATGGGTTTACGCTAAACAGTACCGTAGAGCACTTTTATACTTTTTATTTTGTTGGACAATTATCCCGATTTTTATGAGTATCTATCAAGGATTTAGAGCTTTAATTGCTAGAACAGACAATTCATATAAAATTTATGTATAAACAAAAACACGCCCCTCCTCCACAGACAGGCGTGTCTACCAAATAAACGGCTAGGCTTATTTAGCTATGCCCATTATATCAATGATAGGAGTTGATTACAATGTGGATGGAGACATTGCCAGACGGCAGATTTAAATATATTGAACGCTACAAAGACCCCTACACTGAAAAGTACAAACGCAAGTCGGTGATACTGACCAGCGACAGTAAGCAGGCGCAGAAAAAAGCGCAGAAATTATTGGATGAGAAAATTGGCAAAGCCGAAGAGACGGCCACCTTGTCCGATATCAACCTCCACGATCTTGCAGAAGAATGGTTTACCCACCATCAAAAAGTACACCGGATACGGCCTTCCACAATCCGCTCATATGAGGCGCAACAGAAAGTTATTTTTGATAAAATCGATAAGAATACACTGGCTAAAAATGCAGACACGAAGCTCTTCCAAACATTTTTTGATGGCTTAGACTACTCAAACGACTATACAGCAAGTATTAAATCCCAACTAAACAATATCTTTAAGTACGCCTACCGCATGGGCTACATCTCGGAAAATCCAATGGACACGGTACAGATATCCTATGCTAAAAAAGATGACGCTGCACGGGAAAAAATTGAAAATAAATATCTCGAAAAAGATGAAGCTGAGAAACTAATAAAGGAACTCTACCGCAGGCCCTCCACCTACCGTGCGGGCAGACTGGCAGAATTTATGTATTTGACCGGGTGTCGAATTGGCGAGGCGGTCATATTGAAACCACAGGATTTTGATGAGGATTATACCACGGTAGCAATCACTGGTACAATCGATTATGGCAACGGATTTCGGACAGCTAAGAAAGGCCCTCCTAAGACGCCAACGAGTAATCGGACAATAGATTTAACGGAGCGGTGTACTAAGCTGATAGAGCACACAATTGACGAGACCAAGCTAGATGCTTTAACAATCAGCGGATATCTAGAGGGTGGTTATCTCTTTGTGTCTAAAAACGGCACACCAATGCCATACAACTCCTTTAACGTGGCTTTACGTGGAGCTGGCAAGCGTATTGGTCTAGAACATAAAACACTAACGTCACATATCTTCCGTCACACGCATGTATCGCTATTAGCAGAAAACAGCATACAACTGACGGCTATCATGGAGCGTGTAGGCCATGAGGATTCCGACATCACAACTAAAATCTATACCCACGTTACTAAAAAAATGAAGGCAGACATTACATCCAAACTGACAGAGATAGGTCTTTGA